GATCCAATATCAAAATAAGTGAAACTATAATCAGCAGGAATTTTTATTCCTCTTTGTAAAATTATTTCTCCAGAGGCATTCCTTATTTCTTTTGACTCATAATGCACTACATCGTATAAAGTATCTCCATACTTATCTTCCAAATATCTTTCAAATGACTTATTATCCATAGGCCATTCTGTTTGAACATTGATGATGTTATTTGTTAATAAAATAACCCAGTCTAGACTAGGATCATCATAAAACTTAAATGCTACTTGATCAGGTCTTTCACCACCTATAACATTGTAGAATTGAAAGTTTGCTAACTGTTCAGTTGATAGTGATCTTAATTTTATTCTTCTGAATAAGTTCTTTGCCTTAGCATAAGTTCTTATTTCTTTGTTTTCTCTATCTAAGTAGAGAAGATCTGGTAGTTGTTTAAAGTAGTTAGACATTAGAATCCCATTCCCTCCTCATTGTTGTCTATACCTTCATAATCATTTGCAAGTACAGGATCAAGTTCAGCGAAAGTCATTGATAAGTCATAAGCCGTCATACCACCATCTTTATATGTCATGTATGATCCATCTGGACTGTAGTTGACGCTAAAATCTTTTAAAGCACACCTCTTAAATTTATTCATAAATGGTTGTTGCCTGAGACTTCCGCCAACTGTAGTCAAATATGTTATATCAAATACGTGAGGAGAAAGTAAGAACAAGTTTGATTCAGTTGCTTCAGGAACCATGGAGACTTTAAAAGTTTTAATAATTTTTTTAATTACTTTATTTTCATCTGCTGATCTCGGTGTTAGTCTGAATTGAAAACTAAATCCTCTCAGTGTTGGACCCTGAAATAATAACTCTAGATTATTATTTATTGATGCTCCAGCAGTTCTAGCGAGAACCCCACTATTACCACCAATTGCCTGTTGTGTGAAGTATGATGCTATGAATTGCCTCATGTCTTCATTTTGACCCTTTTCATCTCCTAGCAATGTTTGTCCTGCTTGTTGTAAGGATCCCATTCCTTTTGATAGACCTTCCATTAAATTTCCTGATGAAGCAGAACCTTCAATGGTGCTATATGCAACACTAGCCATTGCTGCTGTTAGAGGATTCATTTCACCTTCACCCCAATTACAGGATAGGGTATCTCCGTAACCTCTTTGGATAGGTAGATATATTGTGCTTATCGTTTTTGACTGTCTTGTAGATGCACTTCCAAATCCAAATGTTTGTCTAGCAGATTGTAAACCAGATTTAGCATATTCTTTTACTTCTATTTTTATTCTATCTCCCTCCATGTTTGTGGGATATGCTAATTGTCTTGCATAACCCTTGCTTGCTCTACTACCTAAACTAAGACCTTGATTGGCATCGGTTTGTGCAGTAGGATCTGTACCTCTAACTTCATCGGATGCAGACCTCTCCTCACTAATATCATCTGGTGAATTTGGATTAAAGGGAAGTGTATTATTTCTTCCAAATAGAATTTCTGGATTAAATAGATCTTCTTTTAATCCAGACTTATAAGGGGATTTTCTTGTATCTGCTAATATATTTGCTATGTCTTCATCAAGGAGGTATTTACCATTTGTAGATGCTACTTGTCTTGCATCATCTATTAGTTGTTTATGTGCCGACTTTTCATTATTATAAAATTTTTCAAAATTCTCATTATTCGTTGTTACTGATCCAGTTTTTGCATCTATTCTTGCTAAAAAGAGTTGTTCATCTCCAGATTGTTTGAAGACTTCTACATTTCCTGTTTTAGGATCTACCTCATATACAACTTGTTCATCTACTTCACCATTAAAAGGTTTTGGTCCAAGTACATAGTTACCCGATCCATCTCCTTTCTGTTTCCAACCAGATTTTGCTAATTGTTTATCTGCTTTTGCTTGTTGAAGTTTATTTCTTGCCATTTAGAAATAGTGAAGGCACTTAGTAATAGTTATTTAGAGTACTTTATTCCAAGTTCGTGTTCTGTAATAACCTTAAATTCTAGCATTCTATCTTTACACCATTCTTCAGCCGCTTTCCATTTTGCTTGATTTACAGCATAAGTTTTTGTCTCTGTTATAAGAGTCTTTTTAGATTTTTTTCCTTTCTGTGGTGGTTGCGTTTGTTTAAATGGTTTGACTTCTATTACATACTTTTTAATATTACCTGTTCTTTCTCTAACTTGTATGATAAAATCTGGAAAATATCTATGAACTCTCCTATCAACTGGAGATACATATGGAATACAGAATTCTTCTGATCCCCATTTAATAATATTTTCATTTAAATCACACCATCTACAGAACTTTCTTTCCCAACTACTTCTGCAGATTATGTTTCTTGCATCACCAACATACTTTTCTGGACGCTCTGGATGATATTTACTCTTTAACGGTTGACCCATGTATTATACATAATATATACTGTTAACCATATTTATAAATGGCGTTTCCGACGTTAGACCATTTTGATTATGAAGATATAAAAAGTGATTTTTTAGACTTAGCACAATCTTCTGTTTTTATAGTTGATTGCACCTCTGCTGTACGTGGTAAATCTTTTTATAGTCTCACTGGAATCGATGACCAGAAAAAATTAAGGTTATTATGTTCTGATGCTAGTATTCCTGGATCTGGAAGTGCAACTCATGAAGCGACTGGTGATTTTCATGGAGTCACTGAGAAAATGGTCTATAGAAGGATATTTGACGACACTCTTGATTTAACTTTTTATGTTGATTCAAAATATAAAGTTCCTGAGTTTTTAGAATCATGGCATGGTTTTTGTTTAGGTGAGAATAATGTAGATCAGAGTCGTCGGAGTATGACGGCACCGAATGCTATCTACCGTATGAATTATCCTGAAGAGTACAAGGCTGATATTTTCTTGACCAAGTTTAATAAAAATACGAAAGATAGATCAGCGATGAGGTATAGATTTCTGAATGCATTTCCTCAGAGTATTGCATCTATTCCTATCTCTTACAATCAATCGGAGATTCTAAAGGTCACTGCTTCGTTCAGTTATATGCGATACATCAAGGAATAGGGTATAAATAAAATTATGAAATTGATTTAGGACATTATGCCTTTACCTAAAATTAGTACACCAATATATGATTTGGTGTTACCCTCAACAGAAAAGAAAATAAAATATAGACCTTTTCTTGTTAAAGAAGAAAAATTACTTGTTCTAGCACTTGAAACAGAAGATACAAAAGAGATCACAAATGCTGTGCAGCAAGTATTGAACAACTGTATTCAAACAAAAGGTATCAAAGTAGATAAGTTACCTACATTTGATATTGAATATTTGTTCTTAAATATTAGAGCAAAGTCTGTTGGGGAATCTATTGAAGTTAATTTGATTTGTCCTGATGATGGAGTGACCGAGGCAAAGGTTACTATTAACGTTGATGATATTAAGATTGAAAAGGATAAAAAACATGAGAAAACTATTAAACTAGGTGATGATCTTTTCATGGATATGAAGTATCCTTCTTTAAGTGAATTTATCAAGAGTAATTTTGATCCTAATGAAGCTGTTGATATGGATGCATCCTTTGAACTTATCTCTGGATGTGTAGAGAAAATTTATAATGAAGAAGAAGTTTGGGCTTCGGAAGATGTTACTAACAAGGAACTGAAAGATTTCCTTGAGGGTATGAATTCTGCACAATTTAAACAGATTGAGACTTTCTTCTCTACAATGCCTAAACTTTCTCATCAGGTAGAATTGAAAAATCCTGAGACTGGTGTTAAATCTAAAGTAACGTTGGAGGGTTTAGCGTCTTTTTTCGCCTAGGGATGGTCCATATGGACCTTATGAGTTATTTCAGATTAAATTTTGCGTTGATGCAGTATCATAAATACTCATTAACAGAGATTGAAAATATGATTCCGTGGGAGAGAGACGTTTACGTTACTCTATTGCAACAACATCTTGACGAAGAAAAATTAAAGCAAACTACGGGATAGGATGAATCTAGACGAGCTACTAAAATCTATACGAGAAGAGGGAAAGAAAGAATCTGCTCTTTCCTCAAATTCTAGTACCGTCAACACTGAAGATGAAAAACTTGTAGAAGAAACCATTGATCCTGAGGTGCTAAAAGCACTGGGAATAGACTTTACTGGTGACTTAACATATGGTGAATATATAACCTTATTAAAGGAAAAGATGGCTGCCCAGAGAAT